ACCTTACACTGATCTACTGGGAATGGTTGACGCTGTGTCCATGCTGAAGCATGAAGACTAACAAATGCTACGAATAGCGCTAATAGTAATTTTTTCATGAAAATAATCCTTCTAACGATGCTTGTGGTTTTGAACTCCAACCCACACCATTTAATATTGTTGTTAATGGTTCAATAAAAGACTTACTGAACATTGTATCATAATCTACGTATTGCCTCAAATTAAATTCTTCAGGAATGGCAGTAATAAAAGCTATCACATTTTCTTTAATAATATTCGGTTCTTTTAGATAAACGAATTTAATTTTATCTCCTTCACCTATTGTCTCATATTTATTGTCTAGACTATTACTTTTCAAATAAAAGTTATACAATAATGAGCCTCTTACATGCATCGGAGTTCCTTGTTTATAGATCGATGCTCTGTCATTATATTTATTAATTCCGTTAACACCTCTAGGGAATGCAATTTCTTCTGCGGGCAACTTTCTATACTTTGTTTCAAAATCTAAGATATAGTTTTGTAAAGTTTGTTCATCACTTGTTAACACAAGTTTAACTGCTGCCTTTAAAGCATCTCTACATGGTTCGGGTGTAGATGATCTTACAATCTCTAATCCCATTACTTTCATTTTAGGATCTTTATAACGAACACCTTCATTGTCATAAACATTTAGAGCATATCTTTTCTTAGCTACCCAAATGCCTGTGTCTGCAATTGCTTCACGCTTAAAATAAATCTTTTTATCAAAAGCATTAGTGTAATCAGACAATTTATCACAAGATTTATTGATCGCCTCAACAATCTTTTCATTACAAATTTTATCTAAAATATCAACAATTTTTTCTTTTGGTTGATCTTTATAGAACTTTTTAACTAATGGATCAAGTGTGATGTAACAAGAATCAGTATCTGAATAAAAAGAATACTTATAATCTTTTGTGCCACAAATTTTATTTAGATATTCATCCAACGCCTTGCCGACTGTCTGAATAATATACTGACCTGTAATAGTAATACCTTCAGCAATATTCGAATCATAAAATCTAAAAAACTCATTACCCCAGGCACCGAATAAAGAATTCAATTGAATCTTTCTTGCCATCTGAAAATTATTATATTTAGATATTTCTTTTAACCAAGATTTGTCTTTTGTTTCTTCATACTTAGATTGCGCTACCAACATTAACTTTTTATATTTTTGTCGGTCATCGAATAACTTCTGAGTAATCTCAGGGAACAACCCTTGTTTGTCTCGTTTATAACTAAAACCGTTTGCTGCCATACAAAGATCTTTATCTGTTAAATCACTGAGATCAAACTTCTTTGTCAACATACCATCAACTGTGGTATCTCTTGTCTCACCATAAACAATTGTCTCAGGCGACATATTATATTGCATAATAATACTTGGATACAGACTTGTTGCGTCAAATGATACTACCCAATCATATTTACCTGGTATTGGTTCTTGAACATACGCACCAACAATTTGTCTTGCAGGTTTACCTTCTCTTTGGTGTACAACAATGTTCTGATTCCATAAGTGATTGAATAGAATACAATCCCAAGTTCTTACTGCTGAGAATATATCTACAAAATTGCACTTAGCATCATACGCCATAGTTAAAATCAATTCAATCAACTTCATTTTGTCTTCAAGTTGATCTACTCGCATAACGTCAACTACGTTATACTCAACAAACTTTTGCCAATCATTAGTATAAAACTCTTTAAAAGATGAATAAGGATTTTCTAATTTGCCTTCACCCAATTCTACTTTAGCAATGTGATCTAATTTATAAGATTCTTGTGCGCCATAAGTAAACTTTTTATATAAGTCTAAGTAATCAAGAATTGCAATACCTAGAAGTTCAAATGTTAATTCTGTTTTGCCGTTTCTAGTAAACTCTTTTGCATTGACTACTCGCCAAGGGGACAAATCTTTAACTGAATCCTCATCAAGAACTCTGCCTATTCTAGAACACAAATAGGGTATATCAAAGAACTCAATGTTCCATCCTGTTAAGACGTGAGGATGGTTATCATCTAAGAAATCAATAAATTTTCTTAGTAAATCTTTTTCATCTTTACAAATAATATACTTGTGATTTTCTTTTACTGATGTTCCTGGCCTTGAACCAAAAGTTGTTATCTGTTTACTGTTACTATCTTGAATGGTAATCAATAAAACTTCTTCTAATGGATTCTTAGTATCAGGGAATCCAAACTCTACTGTTGTCTCAATATCAATTGACCATATAGACATTTGAGAAATATCAAACTCTATTTCTTTTGGAAATGATTTAGTTATATACTGATAGGCGTAATTTGTATTTCCAAATATTTGGAAATTCTCAACCTCACTATATCGTTTTACGTAATCTTTTGCTTCGTTAATACTTTCAAATTGAATTTCATCTAAAGTATCACCAAATAAAGATTTGTACTTAGTACCATCTTTTGATTTTACAAATAAACTTGGTTTGAATTCTACTCTATCATTTACTCGTTTTCCGTTATTGATTCCCCTGACCAATATTCTGTTGCCAAACTGATTAACACTAGTATAAAATTTCATAAAACCTCTTACAATAATGATCTATTATATAATAAATCGGGATAAAAAACAATACTTTTCTTATAAATATTATGTTGATTTTGTTAATTTTTTGACCTTTATATCTTATAACTATAAAAGGAGCATCAAATGGCAGAGTCAAAACCCTTATCCAGATCTGAAAAAGAAGCCAAAATTAAAGATAAAGCTGGATGGGCAATTACAGTGATTGCAGCATTACTAGCAGTTAATACATATATTGCAAATGGCATAAGCAGTAAAGTATTGACAAACACTATCAAAGCTAGCGATACTTATAGCTTTTATCAATCTAAAAGTATCAAACAAACTTTAGCAGAACAATCATTAGATGATGCTGTTGCTAGACATGATGCAGCTAAAATAGAAAAATTAAAAGAAAAAATTGACCGTTATGAATCTGATCCTAAAACAGGCGAAGGTAAAAAAGAACTTCTTGCTAAAGCAAAATCATTGGAAGCTGATAGAGACGACGCAAAGAAACACGGCCCTTGGTTAACATTTGCTGGTTCTGCACTGCAATTAAGTATTGTTTTACTATCTGCATCAATTCTTGCTGTTAGTATGCCAATGTTCTGGGCAAGCATAGGTGTTGCTTCAATCGGCACATTACTAATGAGTCAAGGCATTTGGATGTGGATGTAATTTCCATGTAATAAATCATGGATCCGTTAACGCTATTTGCACTAGCTAATGGTGCAGTTGCAGCTGTTAAAAAAGGTTGCCAATTATATAAAGACATTAAGGGTGCGGCAGGAGAAATTAAAACCGTACTCAAGGATCTTGACGATCAGTTTAATGCAGCACATAAAGATAAGCCTCCAACTGTTGAACAAAAAAATCAGTACATTCAAGAAAAAAATCGTGTTATAGAATTAAACAAGCGTGACGGTGAAACTACTGGCATATATACTGAACTTGGAAAATACCTTGGGGATTACTTCGATAATATGTATAAGTGCATGGCAATACTTGAAGAAGAAGAACGTCGTAGTAGAACTGAATTATATCAAGGCGATGCTAGTTTAGGTAAGCGTGCGTTAGAACGTGTGCTTATGAAAAAACAACTAGAAAAAATGGGCGCCGAATTACGAGATATGATGGTATACAATGCTCCACCAGAATTAGGTGCTCTTTGGACTGATGTAGAATTAATGATGAAGGAAATGGGAACAGAACAAAAAATTCTTCTTACCAAAAAACTTCGTGAAGATGCTAGAGCGGCTGAAAGAAGAAGAGTAAAATTTAAAATGTACATGACAGAATTAGCGTATGGTGGATTCGCTTTTACAATTGTAATCACTATGGTATTATTAATGACGTGGATTACACATGATAGAAAACAAAGATGGCCTGAATTAGAACCAGATGTAATTAAAGCAAAACAAGAAGAGCGTAAAAGAATTCGTTTAATAGAACTACAAGATTATCAAGAAAAATTAAAAAGAGAAGATGAAGAGTTTCGAGCGCAGGCTAATAAACTAATAGAGAAAAGAAAAAAAGAAGAAGAAGAAGGAAATGACCAACAAGAATGAAGATGAAGATGTTATTGTTGAGACTGAATCTTTTTCAGATTATATTTTAAGAGCGCCTGGTAAAATAACACTATTTGTAGTATTTTGTATATGGTGTGTTGCAATGGGTATTGTATTATTATACCTAAAATTAACTAAATAAATAAAAAATGAAATTAGATATAGATGGGGTGTTAGATTGTTACGTAGTATATTTTCTATATGCTTGGTATTATCCTTACTTAGCAATGTCTCTTGCTTCGCAAATGGAGTCACAGCAAAGTCCTGGATTGTTTCAAGTACCGACGGGCAAATTTTAAAAAGTGAAAATCCTGAGTTTATCAGATCAATTGCTAGTATAAGTAAATTACTAACAGTTATGACAGTAATAGATGCTCATCAAGACTTAGATGAGATTGTTACTCTTAGTACTAAAATTAAAGATTCATTACCCAAACAATTATCTAGAAGAATGCTTATTGACCTTGCTTTAGTCAATAGCAATAATCGTGCTGCACAAACTTTGTGCGAGCAATATCCCGGTGGCTTCGGTGTATGTGTATATGTAATGAATCAAAAACTTGTTAGTTTAAAAATGATTGATTCAATTGTATATGAACCAACAGGGTTAGACAAAAGAAATGTTAGTACTGCTAAAGATCTAATTAAATTAGTTTTAGAAGCTACGAAATATTCTCAAATAACAGAAGCAGCTAAAAAACCAGCGATTATTATTAAGAAATCTATTTATAAAAATACCAACCCATTAGTTGGCAGAGAAGATATCTCTGTTAGTAAAACAGGTTGGATAAATGCGAGTGGGGGTTGTATTGTTCTAATGATGAATAATAAAATTATCATTCTACTCGGCAGCAAAAATACTCATACGAGAATTCCTGAAGCACAATACTTGAGTAAATTATAACTGGTTGCGGGACCTGGAATCGAACCAGGAACTAAGGATTATGAGTCCTTTGTAATACCGTTTTACCATCCCGCGGTTAATTATTTATCGCCCTTGACCACGAT